TGGAAATGTGCTGTTCCTGCCTGGCGTGATCGCTGATATTATCTCGTCAACCCTGTCCGTGGCCACTCCCTCATATGCTGTTCCTATAGCGTGTGTGAGGAATGCGTTGTACCATTTTTCATACTCCTGTCCCGCATAGTCAATAGATGCGACGAAGTTAGCGTCTTGATCTACTAGGTTGAATATGGCAGGAAGTAGTGATCCTTCATGCTGATGTATAGTCCCGCCTTTCAATCTCGCATCTGGTTTGTCTCGCAGATTAGAAACTCCTGGTATTGTGCCTGTAACTTCTTGGTTCTTATCAAATATGTCCCTGACATGGTTTAGTACCTGTCCAAAAGTAAACGTTCCCAACTGTTGATTGAGACTGTTGGTTGCTAGATTCTCTGGTATCTCGTAAATTCCTTTGTTGGCCAACTTATCGGCACTGCTGTGTCCTGCTATCCGGATCTGATCGTTAACTGACAAAACCTTGTTGAACTTGACGTATCTGTTCTTGGTTCCTGTTTCCAGTGTGTAATCTGTTGTAAGTGATTTCCTTGCTCCGTTAACCGACACTGATAATTCCAAATCTGTTAGATCCGCTGAGTTCTTGTAGAAGTCGATTGGAAACAACTGTTTCTCCGTGGCATCAACTATCATCGTCCTGGTCACACGCTGTTTACTATCTGTGGTCCTTTTTATCCAGGCACCTTTTGAATTGTGTGTACTCCTTCCTGTGGTGTAGTGTAAGTGTCCCTCTGCTAGATTCACGGTCAGCGTCTGTGTACCACTCTTGTAAGTGAATGTCCCTGACGTGTGATCTGACTCGAAAACTATGTCTCCCACATTGTTGACTGTGTTGTACTTGACCTTTATACCGAGCACCGTGTCCGTTGTTGCCGTGTCTGACGTGGCAAAAGCAAAAACCTTGGCTCCTGCGAAAGTTGAATTTGGGTATGTCGTCGTGTCATCGAACGCAGTGTGATCGTTGTTGAACATGGCGAACAACGGCTGTTGGTTCACTCCTGTTTTTTGCTGTGCTTCCACAAACGATGACGTTGCACTGTCATAGTAGAATGTTTTACCTTGGTTTGCTGTACCAAATTCGATGAATATGGAATCATTACTTGTTGGCGTGGCATCAGAGGCCTCGGTCAAGTTAATGACCTGCGTTGACCCCCCTGCAGTAACGAAGTTTACGTCATATACCTTGTTCTTCACTATCGGGTCAGTGTCCGCCGCGAACACAATCCTCATTCCATTTACCAGTGGTAAACCATCCACGATGTAACCTGTCTGTCCGACCACACTACTGAATGCGTCTGTTGTCACTGTATCATAAAGTGTGACCGATTTCTTGGCTACTATTCCGTGATTGTATAATGCTAGTCCTGAATCAAATTCTATAATGGGCCTCTTGGCCCTGCCATCCTCGTTCAACGTTGGGGTGAAACCACCGACCCTTGCTGTTTCCTCGATTATGGACTTGTGGAACCATCTGTTGTATCTCGACCATGCGTTACGATCCTGTGAATCTCTTTTGATTGTTATGTAATCTTTAGTGTCTGGTGTATAGAATGCCTTGGCATACGGTCTGGAATCATAGCCTACTTGGTCATACAGTATCGTTGTTTCAGTGGCGTAACTGCCCGGTGTTATAAGATCGTCAACATCGGTTAATGTAATGGCTTCGCCAACACCTTCTACGTAGTATTCTTTGTCCTGGTACGCAGTTGGCACCAAGGAATTAGTAAATTTAATCTTCATGCCGTTTGAGAGATCTAAAGTCCTTAGACTGAAATTCTTGACCCCTATTATATCATCTTCAACATTTATAGCAGTTGTACTGCTGGCGTTTCTGATCTGCAGTATACCATACATGGCATCATGGTTGCCACACTGGTAATATAAAGTGTCGGGTGTACCAGTCGTGGGCACTGTGAACGTCACTGTGCCATAATCTGTACCGTTATTTGTAACACCTGTATCAAACACAGTTGAGGTTGATCCGTCTGCTGACAACTTGCTCTTGTACGGTTCTGTCATTATCCATAACGGATGTCCTTTGGCGTTTACTTCGAACTTGTATGTGTTACCCCTGTAAAGTGTCAGTATGGGATTATCTTCATTTTCCCTGTGTGTGAACTCATAGGCTTTTTGAATATTATTTTTCACACTGTATTCAACCACAGCTGAAGGTCCAACCGAATCTATTTCTATAGATCCAGGTCCTGTTGGCATCCAGTAGTACTCCCTGTAGTTTACTAACTTGTCGTAGTCTATGGCAGGGTTCCAACTGTATACAGTCTCCTTGTTGAGTCTGTCGTGGTTGTTTGTGTTTCCGCCTAGGTATTTGATCTGATTTATGTAGTCGTCGTACGTCCCCGTAAATTTGACCTGGTCCTCTGGATTAACAGAAGTAGTATCTCTATCTGTGTACGTGACTGTTGGTTCCAGCTGGTATGCAAATCTATCCCTGCTAGTGGCTGTAAGGTACCTGTCGTTGACATTTCTAGTGTAGGCATCCTGCCTACCGATGTACCCATCCAATCTCTCAAGGGATCCTTGCTGAACCAAAGGATCCATCGTGCTTGATAGAAAACGTTGGTTTGTGTCTGTCCTGTAGAAAGCAGGTAGGTGTTGCACAGTACGTCTGTACTCGTTGTTGTCTTGTTTGACAACTTCGTTATTGGTTAATGCGTTTGTGGGATTGTCTGCCATTAGTATCCTGACCCACTACTGCCGGTGCTTGACCCGGAACCTGTTGTAGTAGAGCCTGACACTGCTGATCCTGTTGTCGTACTGTTTGTGGCAGTTGATGTAGATGTGACCACAGTACCGGATGTCGCCAATTGGTTGGCTCCAAGTGCTGTTATTATCGACACATCATCAACGGTGGCCCCACTGATAAAAATTTCGTCTGTCGCTGAGTTAAGTTGGAACAAAGACCCAAATTCTTGTCCTGACTGGTTTGGCACAATCACTACTGTCAGTAAATCCGGAGCAAGTTGATTGTGTACGTAAGCGGCTAATTCTGTGAAGTAAAAAGTGTCTCCGAAATCCCAGTTGTCCAATGCGAAGAATTCGTTGATAGCGGCAATAGTCCTTGTCTTTATTACTGCGTCTGTGACATTTGTTTTTGTATTTTTAACAACTTTGAACGTTGCTTGTAATTCTTCGTCTGCATTTGTACCGAACAGTATTCTGTATTTCACTGGATGGTAGATGATTTGGTCCGATAATGATTTCAACGGGTTCAATGTACCCGAGTAGTTTATCCTCAGCTGGTCTGCTGTTGACGTTGATGGCTTCACACCCCCATCTTGTAGATAAATTCTGAAAAGGTTGTCATACGTCCTCTCTAATAGATACACATCAACGAGGTTAGACACACTAGGATCTATCCTTGTCTCCTGCCCTGCATTATGTTTGTATTGGAATGATAAAGAACTCCTACCTTTCCTTGCTATGTAGTCGGTGGTAGTGGTAAGTGTATTTGTAGTTAAATTGTATTTTTTAATAACGTCCTCATCAGATGCATAGAAGTAAAATAACTGTTCATCTGTGTAACTTGCCGAGTTCAGGTTAATGTCTGTTTCGTTCTCTGCTACAATGAAGTTAGATGATGCATATGGTCTGTATCTTTCAATATTATCATAAGATGTGTATTTTTCGTAGAAAACAAATTTTGTTGATTCTGAGAGAGTAGGTTCAATTATGATGTCAAATATATCTGGGTTGTCAACAACACCGTCGTCGTCATCGTCGTAAAATCCAACTTTGACTTTCCTGTTGTCCTGGAAGCCATCTATTTCAGTCACTGTGTCCACAACCTGCCAAGTTATAGGATAACCTACGCTGTTGCCTGTTGAAACAACACTGTTGGTCTTTAGTAGTTTCACTGTGTCCTTGACCGTTTTTCCTGTGGTGTAGTCATAAATCTTCTCTTCCACATCATAGTGGAACTTGTTCTGTGACACTGATTCAAAAATGTAGTCCAGTTTCCTGTACTGCACTGTGTAAGTGTTCCCGTCATTAGTGAACTTGAACCACCAACTCGTGTCTGCATTCGTGCTTGTCGTGGACCCTGTATTAGCAAGATCAAACACTGCACTTGTTGACAAGTTAGTCGATGTGATCACCTTCCACGTCTCAGAATCAACATCGTATCTCAGGCCAAAATCCTCGTACGCCTCGATCCTCTCTAACAAATCCGTTTCTAATGACGTAGAAAATGATGTTGTGAAATTTGGAATGATTGAATTGATAACTGATCCCTGTGGGACTACATTGCTGAGTGTTATTGGTCCAACGCCTGATTCTAAATTACCTGTTCCGCCGTTGGCTCCATCGCCTACCACTGCACCTATCTTGGCCCATGACCTGTCCTCTGCGTTGTCAGTACCCGAAGTGACCAATGTGCCGTTCAAGAATTTCCTAGTGTCTGGAGAAGTGAACTTGATCAATGCTCCTGCCTTGGCGAACTTCATGTTCGATGTTGCGAAATCTCCTGTAACCAATGCACCGCCTGAAGTGAAATACCCTGTGTTGGTGTTGGTCGAGGTTGTCGTGGAATTCCACGTGGCAGACAATGTGCTAGTAGGCTTGGTAGCATATTTTAGATAGTAGAACTGCCTTGCGTATGCCTCTTTCAATTTTGCTTCAACAGATGTATCTATGGTCGACTGTATGTCGCTACGGTTGTTGAACGTGAATGTGAACTGTTGTGTTGACTCTTCCCTGTACAGTATGCCGTCTTCTGCAAACACACTGACGTTCGAGTATGCACCTGTTGGATCTAGAATCTCTTTTGCTCTCGATATGCCTGATGCGGATCTGTTGACAGATCTGACTTTCACAATTTCTTGCGAAGCAGAAAGGGGCACAACTTGGTAGTCTTCCGCTGTGATCATCCTGTTCTGTGAGTAGTACACCTGTGGTGCTTTCTCCTTGATTGAATCATTGGATTCAGTTGCCGCCGCATTGTAAACACTTGCTTTCAAACTGATACTCATCGATAATGACTGTTGTGCACCATTGGCATCCGTGTAAGGAACTGTCAACTGTACGTTCTGCATGTCCGAAGACTGTATCGCATACTTGTCGTTGTCACTGGTCCTGTAGTACGTTCTGAAACTGCCCAACGGTATGTTGGAGAAGTTACCATCACCAAACACAAAGTCAACGGCATCGTTATTTTTAGTCACCACATTGAAGGTGTTCCTCTCCGCTTTGGAAAGTGAATTGTAAATTGCGTTGTTGCCTGATAGTGATGGAACCTTTGTCCAAGACTCCGACAACTGCCCGAACTGGTCTAACTTGTAAAGCCAAACATCCGAGTCGTTGATGTTGGTGGTATCTAAGGATTTAACGTAGTTGGTCACTGACGTGTCCACTGTGAAGTCGGTCTGCTGTAGAGTCCCTTGCTTGAACAGGAAGAAGAATCCTGTGTTGTTCGAACTGTCTCCGGATCCGTCTGATCTGTAAGTGTAGGTCAGGCCTGTTCCAGGAACCGGTGATGCTTCGTAGATCGATTCTGAATCTGTTATTGTGCTGGGCACTATCTCGAACCCTCTCGATATCCCGCCAACTGACTTTTGAAATTTAAATATTGGAAGATCCAGCTGGTTAGAACTTAAAGTGTAAACTTCTGTGCTTATGCCACCTATGGTTCCTGACTCTCTTGGTTTTCCAAAAAGTTGTCCCGTCTGGTTGGCCGCATTCAGTATTGCCGTGAATTGTTCCCTGTAATTTGAATTTGCACTATCGTTCCAAATGATATTTGAATTTGCTAGATTGGTTCCTGAACTGTCTGCAACATCCTGTGTCGTAGATATTGAATCTATCTTCAACGTGCCTGTGGCTGGTTGGTTCCTCCTGGCGTTGTAGTTGATCAGCCTTGCAAGCCTGAGAACTGAATTCCTTCTCTCCGCCGTTTCAAGGAAATTTTCCCTAGCATTCAAGTCAACCCTGAAACTCAAGGCCTGTGATATGTATGCAATTAGATCTATTAAAGCGACGTACTCAGAACTCTCAACAAAATCATTGAAATCATCTGGGTAGTTCTCACGTAGATAGGCCACCATGGTCCTTCTCAAGGTCTCGAAGTCGTAGCTCTTGAAATCCGCCTGTTGGAAGGACTGGTAGATCTTTCTCCAATCTTCCGCTACTAGTAATCTGTTCTGTCTATCTGTTGTGGCCATAGTGTATACAACGATATTTATGTGTTAGGAAATGTGCGTGTATTAAGATAGACGCAGTAGTGAGTTCTCGTCGAAGTTGAATCTCAGTTTCTCAGTGATGTTCAGTGGAACATACGTTATAGTGGCCTGTATGGCTATGCCCTTGTCCGCTTCCGTGACCAGTATCTCTTCTGTTGCTATCCTGGGATCTGCGTTGAGATTGGCAGTGATGTCCTCCACTATGGCGTCTTTGAGTACTTCCGTGAACGGTTCAAATATGGCGTCGTATATTATGGTGCCAAACTCTGGGTTCTCCACCCTCTCGCCCTTACGTATGGAAAGCCTGTTGATCAGATCCTGCTTGGCAACCTCAAAGTCGTACAGTTTGAAGTTCTGCTTGTCCGCACGTGAACTGAAACCCTTGAAGGTTATAGTCTTGTTGGATAAATCTCCTGATCCTGAATCTCCGTATGCCATGTACTGTATTTACTCTATAAACCTAATGCCTCTTTTGCAGTATCTACTGCCGCTGATGCTATGTCGGACAAAGCATCTTTGATATCTTGTTTTACTTGATCTGCGATTTTATTAAGTTCGTTTAGTACCGTGGTCTTAATTACAACCTTGGGATCGAGACTTGAAATCTCTTTCACTGTCCTGACCACGCTGTCGATATCATTGGCACTTGAAAGTTTACTTCTGATTTCACTTAATTCAGACGAGGTTAATTTAGGGTTTTCTTTCTGTACTGATTCCATCACAGTATCAACGAATTCGTCTATTTGTTCCCTTTCACTTTTATTCCTAGCGTATGGTTCATGCGTTATGAACACACTCTTACTCTTCTTTGTGGTAGAATCTTTGACTGTTGTTTCTGTCTCCACTGTTTGTACCGCTCCGTTTTTGATAGGCTGTTTGGCGACAATGTCTGTTACCTTTACAGGTTGTAAATCAATTTTATTACTGGATGGTTTCAACCACCCAGGACCCCATGTGCTACTGGCATCAACCGAATTGAAGTGTACCTGTGATCCTGCTAGGTCTATCCTGCCCGATGCACCGTGTAACTGTGTGCCGTCCGTGAATGATGATATTCCATCCCTGGCGTAATTTCTCACACTGCCTTTCTGTGATGCGTTCAGTATCCCAGACTCACCCATCGAGTATAGATACTTTTGCGAATTTAGAATTAGATCATTCTCACTTGTAAAATTTATTTTGTCTTTGGCATGAAAGTTGATGTTTTTATCTGCATGTAGATTGAAGTCTCCCCCTGTCCTCATGCTGATGCCCTTGTTTGAGTAAACGCTGATCCTTCCCGTCTGGTCCATTTCTATCCATGACTTCCCCGAACCGTTGGCGATGTACACCGTTCCTTCCGTGTCGTGCATCAGAATCTGGTGTCCATTTGCCGTCCTCAATCTTGTAAGTTGGTTCGTGCCGTCTACCGCACCGTCGTCCATGACGAACGTGTGTCCGGTCTTCCTGGTCACGTAGTCTGTGGCTTCCGAGTCCTTGGTGCCCACTTTCACTGGTGTGGTCGAGGTGTCTTTCCTGCCCGGTGTGCTGATACCAAATACATGACTCGGTGTCTCCCTACGTGCTGAACTGGAGGTGTTACCCCTGATGTCGTCAGCACTCAAACCTTGCTTGAGTAAAGTTTCAGCGAATGGGTGTATGGGTCTCCTGAGAGTCTTAAATTGTTCTGGTTTTAAACCTTTGACAGTCCTGTTCACTTCCCCGGATGGTACGTTGGTGGTACCGTATTTTGATTTTTTATCGTCTTGGAATCCTGCGTCCGCTCCCTCAAAAGTGCCATCCAGGGCGTCGTGTGTTGATGTGCTTGACGCTATGCCCGGTGTCATCTGATTGGTCATGGGGTCCGGCACACAACCTATCCAGAATGCCTGGTCCATCTTGCCTTCCGCGAATATGACCAACACCCTCGTGCCTATGTCGGGCGGTACCGCCCAGAAACCGTAACTGTGTTGGCTGTCTTTGTAGTCCGTTGATCCTGGTATGCTGTGTCTCGCATCTTTGGATCCATAGAAAGGAGACAGGTATTCACACGTAACCAAGTTGCCACTGACCGGATCCAGTGTCTTGCTGAGGCTGGGGATATTGACCTGCAGTCTGCCCATCCTCAACGGGTCAATGTTGTTCTTGACCACACCGATGTATGGACCGGGGCTCTCACCTGACCAATCGGTGTCATTGCCCGGGGCCTTGGATGTTGATGCGTGTCCCTTTAAATAATCTTTACCTGCCATTATGCCATCCCGTCATCTTCTCTGATTTTCCAAATGTTTTCCATCTCACGTGATAACTGAATTGGATTTTTTATATTAGTTACCACGCCATTTTTCGTGGTGATTTTTTGATTGCTCGTGTTGGTCACCTTGCTGTCCTGGTTGTTGAAACGCACCATGGTCAGTGCCTGTGTGAACTGCCCATCGGTGAAACTGTGTCGTACCTGCGTGACCCTGTAGAGGCCAGAGAACACCGCCTGCTGTGCCGATGACATCTCGTACACACCTGTCTTGTCGTTGAAATCTTGTGGCACCTTGAACG